CAGGTCAGACAGAACTGGTCGATGTCGGGACGATCCTCCTGTTTGGGCTCCACGGTGATCTCCACCTCGTCCCGCTGGTACATCCAGGAAACGGTCATGACCTCCTGAGAGATGGTGGCGGAGAACAGACCCATATTTTTCTTGTTCTTAATTTTGTCCAGAATCCGGGTCACGTCCTTGAAAAAGCCCATGTCCAGCATCCGGTCGGCCTCGTCCAGCACCACGGTGAGGATCTTGTCCAGCCGGATGGTTTTGCGGTTATAGTGGTCCATCAGGCGGCCGGGGGTAGCCACCACGATCTGGGGCTTCTTTTCCAGCTGTTTGATCTGCCCGCCGATGCCGGCACCGCCGTAAAGGACGGCAACTCGGATGCCCTGATAATAGGTCAGCAGGCCCCGGAGCTCATCACCGATCTGGATGGCCAGCTCCCGGGTGGGAGCCAGGATCAGACCCTGAACGGCCTCATTTTCGGGGTCAATATGTTCGATCATGGGGATGCCGAAGGCAAAGGTCTTGCCGGTGCCGGTGGGAGCCTTGGCGATGACATCCTTCCACTGCATGAATTCGGGGATTGCCTGGGCCTGAATGGTGGTGGGGTAGCCGTAGCCTTTTTTTTCCAGAGCCTTCAGCATCGCTTCGCTGAGGGCCAGATCCTGAAATGTGATATTTTCCATAATGTTCTTCCTTTAGATTCGATATTCATCAAGCTATTGTAGCATTTCCGGATACTTTTTGCAACTGCCAGATGAATAATTTGCGGGGAAGTGGGGCGGTATTTGGAAGAAAAAGCATCCTGCGGCCAAAATGACCGCAGGATGCTGCCTATGCAATATGGGAATACGATGCCAGATCAATTCAGCTTCACAAACTTAGTGCCAGAAACATCCTTGCCGGTTTTCCGCAGCAGGGCAAACACACCCAGCGCCGCAAACAGCAGACCCATCAGGATGTTGCTGAAGGTGGCGGAAGCGTACTCGGCATCCTCGGTCAACAGCATGAAGATCAGGGGAACAATATCGCTGTAGGCAAAGCCTGGCAACTCACCGATGCCGATCATTCCAGCCAGGGTGATCACGTCTGCTGCAAAGGGTCCCAGCAGCACGCCGAAAATGATGGCGATGATGAGGATCAGCACCTTTGCCTTACCCTGCTTGCCACGGAACAGATTGTAGCCCTTTTCCGACAGCCATCCGATGACCAGACCCACCACGGAGGCAACATAGCCCAGATTCAGCACGATGGCCCACAGAACAGCACCGATGGCAGCACCGCCAAGCGCACCCAGCAAACCCGTGGCATATGAGCCGGTATCCGCCCGCTGGGCGGCATCCTCTTCCTCGGTGGTCTGGCGCTGCACCTTCTCGGCGCAGCTGTCATGCATATAAAATGCTACGCCGTCGATTAGCAGCCAGCGTCCGCTGGTGACTTCGCAGCCGCATTCGGTGCAGGTGTGAACATCCGTGGCGGAGCTTTCCTTCAGGATGGGAAGGAACCACTGGAGAAATTCCCGGATCTTTTTCATCGTACCGGGATTATCGTGAAATACGATGGAGATGCCATTGGGGGCAATGGATAGCTTCTGCACCCGGAATTCCCGGGAAATATTTCTGGAATTCAGGGTATTCTGTAAAGCATCGGAGCTACCTGCTTCTGTGAAGGTCGTGGTGATTACGATCTGCTTGTAGCCGCTGCCCTCAGAGAAGGTAGTGGCAAAGCCCTCCATACTGCCATAGGCAACGCCATTGGACACGGACATACCGTACTCCTCTGCCAACTTCTTTAAACCGGAACCAACCATAAAAACACCTCTTTCTTTATTTGGTAGTCGTATCATATCACATCAGTTTCCAAAATGCAAGAATTAGTTCAGTTAACTGAACTAATTCTTTTCCCTTTCTTCATATAATAATGAAAATGACGTGGAAAGTGCGGTGATGGGCCATGCAGTTGAATCAGGCGATCAGTAAACGAATACTGGAGCTGCTGGAAGAGTATGGCATGACCCAGTACCAGTTGTACATCAAAAGTGGTGTCCCCAAGTCCACGATACACAATATCGTTCACTGCACTTACGGTTCCCTAACGATCAGGGTCCTTCACGAATTGTGCCAGGGCTTTGAAATCGACCTGCCGGAATTTTTTGATTCCCCGCTGTTTCAGGAAATCAATCTGGAACCATAATAAGAAAGGAGAGGCCGCAGCCTCTCCTTTTATTCTTCGTACTTCGGCCTTTTATATCGTCCCTGGGGCTCCCATTCGGGCAGGGGATAGCGCTGCATGGCGCCGAAGAGGCGTTCCTTCAGGTCCGGGTAGGTTTTGCTCAGATCAAAGATCAATTCCTTCACCTCAGTCCGCTTGGTGGTCTTGTCCACCGGGCAGCGGTTTTCCACGACCGGAAGCTCCCGGCGGGTGGCGAAATTGTCTACGGTTTTCTCGTGGATGTAGAGCATGGGGCGAATCTGGATGATGCCCGTCCGGTCCAGATTGGTCACCGGCTGGAAGCAGCCGATGCGGCCCTCAAAGAGCAGATTCATCACGAAGGTCTCCACCGCGTCATCATAATGATGGCCCAGGGCCAGCTTGTTGAAGCCCCTGTCCAGAATCGCCTGATTCAGGGCACCCCGGCGCATTTTGGCGCACATGGAGCAGGGGTTCTTCTCCTTCCGGTGGTCGAAGATAATGGGGGCGATCTCGGTTTTGATGATGGTGTAGGGAACGTGGATGCTTTCGCAAAGCGCTTCAATTCCGCTGTAGTCCATTCCCAGGCCCATGTCAATGGTGATCGCTTCCAGTTCAAAGGGTTTGTTAAAATATTCCCGCAGTCCCGCCAGCAAAACCAGCAGAACCAGGCTGTCCTTGCCGCCGGAAACACCTACGGCGATTTTATCCCCTTCGCTTATCATATTGTAATCATCCACACACCGGCGGACCAGACCCATCATTCTTTGCATAGTTAAAAATTCCTCCAAATTCGATAAAAATGAGATGTGAGAAAACAGGAGATATCAAGAGTATATGAGAGCATCCGGGAGCTTACTTAGGATTCTGCAAAATTATTAAAAATACCTGTTGACATTTGATTTTGAATATGGTATAAAAATCTAGCGTTTTGAAGACATTGTACTTCGAACTCATGAATTTGTCAAAATATTTTATTCCAATTGGAGGAACACATAATGTCCACTACTCTGCTGAAGAAGGAGACCCTGGAGCGCAAGTGGTATGTGATCGACGCTGCCGACAAGCCCCTGGGCCGTACCGCTGTCGAAGCTGCCAACATCCTGCGCGGCAAGCACAAGGTCGATTTCACCCCCAACGTTGACTGCGGCGATTTCGTCATCATCATCAACACCGACAAGGCTGTTCTGACCGGTAAGAAGCTGGATCAGAAGAAGTACTACCGCGTTTCCGGCTGGATCGGCGGCCTGAAGGAGACCAAGGCTCGCACCATGATGGAGACCCGCTCCGACTTCGCTATGGAAGTCGCTGTTAAGGGTATGCTGCCCAAGAACACCCTGGGCAAGCACGCTATGACCCGTCTGCACCTGTACAAGGGTGCTGAGCATCCCCACGCTGCTCAGAAGCCTGAGGCTTGGAACGTGTAATTTGGAGGTAACTTAGAATGTACGAGAGCAAGAAGAAGTATTTTTACGGCACCGGCCGTCGTAAGTCCTCCGTGGCCCGCGTTCGCGTCTACGAGAACGGCACCGGCTCCATCATCATCAACGGCCGTGACATCGACGATTACTTCGGTCTGGAGACCCTGAAGCTGATCGTCCGTCAGCCCCTGGTCACCACCGACCTGCTGGGCAAGGTCGACATCGTTGTCACCGTTGCCGGCGGCGGCGTTTCCGGTCAGGCCGGCGCTATCCGTCATGGCATTTCCCGCGCTCTGGTCACCCTGAATCCTGAGTACCGCGCTGGCCTGAAGGCTGCCGGCTTCATGACCCGTGACCCCAGAATGAAGGAGAGAAAGAAGTACGGTCTGAAGGCCGCACGTCGCGCTCCCCAGTTCTCCAAGCGCTGATTCTTTCACAATTTGTTTCAAAAATCCCCAGAATCTTCGGATTTTGGGGATTTTGTTTTTCTAAATAATTATATTTTACCCTTTTCCTTTTTGCCTATTTTAGCCTCTTCAAAATGCGTTTAGCCCTCTCTAAATGGGCTAATCTGGGGCTAATTTTCGCTTTATGGGCTAAATGATGGGCTAAACTCAAGCCACCAGAAAAGCAGAAAAGCCGGTGGACTACAAGTCCACCAGCTTATCAACTATATGCTCAAAAATCCAGCCCAACTCCAGCGGCCGGCCTTCATGGTCATACTCGTAAGGAAACGTATCGCACACCAGATCATAGATATCCAAAATGTCATCCTTGGAATATTCTCTGTCGTCATTCAGAACGATGCCGCAATACTCCTGGAGCGCATGACGTTCTTTCTCGGTGAATACGGATGCCAGACCTACCATTGCCCTCACCCTCTTTCACCATAATCCTATCATGTTTCCTATGGATTTTCAATCGGTCTTTCCCGGAACTTTCTTTTTGGTATCGGTAATCTTCGGAGTTTTGTTCGGGATTCGAACCATGATTTCATCCAGTTCACAATCCAGAACCTCGCAGATCAGATCCAGATGCTCAAGATTGATCCGCTCACACAGCTCATGATATATCTCGTTGATCGTCGTAGGCCTAATGCCAGTCTTTCGGGCAAGCTCCGCCTGCGACATTCTCACCTCTCCAAGTTTTCTGGACAAATATATCTTGATCACACCGCATCACTCCTTTAGATATAATCTAACGGAGTTTGCGTCATCATTGTTAATTTTGTTAGATAATAACGGATTCGGTTATATCAAACTATATATTTCCATCTTTGTCATAGCTGTAGGTCACATCACTTTTTTCTTTCTGGAGTCAGCGCACGGATTCCGTGGTATTCTTTTCGTTTAATTTCGTATTTGCCCCGCTTTTCGGCTTGATCCCATCAACACCAAACGCAAGCACCATCAAATCATCCAGAACATGGTTTAGATCCTTATACATCGCCCGGAGGGTAATTCCCTGCAGCCTTGCTATTTCTTTCGGGCTGAATATCCGGTCTGTAATATATGTCAGCACGAAAGTATTGTGGCGACGTTTGCCCTCAGTGCCTCCATTTATCCGGCATTGAGCGGTATGCGACTCCATGAGCCTCTTCAAATAGCTTTGCGCTTTCGGATCCAGAGAACGGTAGTTTTTGAACGCACCACGGAGCAGCTGCTGCCGACACAGATATTCAGCAGCATATTCCTCGCTCTCATATCTGGAAAATAGTTCATCCAGGGCATCCCATCCTGGCCGGAGCATAGTCTCATAATCAAAATCCATTGAGATTTCCGTCATAGCAAAAGGCTCAACACTCCCTCATGATTGTCATAGCCTCCCATGATATACCGCTCCTGTACCGAAAGAGCAGAATTGCTCCAGTAGGAGTATCCGGTAAACTTGTAAGGGTCATACTCATACTCCGGCATAAACCCTGCAAGATTTTTCATAATTCGCCGGTTATTCCGCAATTTCTCCATAGCTCTATCGGCTATATCCGTTAGGTACTGTCTGCTCACCCCACACAATTCCGCTTGCTCTGCGTAGTTAATACCGTAAAAATAGTATTTTCTCAAGGTATCGCTTTCCTTGGTATTCAAGGAAGATAGTGCTTCATCCAGCGCAGCACGCAGCTCCCACAAGTATACACTATCCTCGACCTTGACCATATCATCCCCATCGTAAGGACGGCTATCTACGAAATCCATCAGAGCGGTATCCCCGTCGTCCAATACCGGCGCATCCAGGCTGACCGAAAATTCCAGCGCATCTCTTTTGGATGATCGAATACCCACAGCTTCCCGGAATGCGTTTTTCAGAGTATTGCCCAGGTATGTAGTGAATTTGACGCCCTCATTAGGTTTAAAATACTTCACCGCATCGACCAGCGCAAAATAGCCCGCCTGAATCAAGTCAGCATTAAAATCCTCTGGCTCCATTCGCCAGCCATTTTCCCAGAGCAGATGGCTATATCGTTCTGCTTTCCAGCATATCAGCCTATACACCTGCTCCCACAAGTCTGCATACAGCTCTGTATGGCCGTTCTGGATCATCACGGCCAGTTCCTCGTTTGTCATGTTGCCACCTCACGATAACACCGGACCCCGCAGGCAGCGAGGCCCGGCGCCGCTTAAGACATAATCGTATTTACAAGCCCTTCAAATCACAGATGCTATTTCAGTGGGCTCTTGCCGTAGGAGCGAATAGCCCTATTGTTTTCTTCAACTACAGTCTGGAACACCTCACGGCCATTGATAAGCACTTTAGTATCGCCAGACTGACCCACATCAAGGTTTTGCACAATACGGGAAAGTGCCTGCAATTCTGCCAGCATCGCCGTCATTATGCTCGCATTTGTACTCGCTCCTTCCGAGTACGCAGACTTCGCCATGTATCCGGGAGATACAGCATATGGAGTTACAGATCCGGCAAAGGCAGGGGCAGTAAAGGTCACATTCTTCGCAATTGCATCCATCTTTTCCAAAAGTGCCGTGAAATTGTCGGTAATCTTATCCGTGAACGATGTAAGTGCTCCGTCCACCTCTGCCGTAGGCAGCAGGTTTTCGCCGTAGGTACCGGCGTTGAACTCCTCGGCAATGGCATCAGCCACGCCGGTGACCGATCTGAGGATAGAACCCTCGGAATCCATAATGCCTTCGCCGATACCGTAACCGATATTCATACCAACAGCATCACGGAACATTCTGGACGGAGAGTGAATACCCAATGCACGCTTTGCGGCATTGAGCATGTTCTTAGCGAGGTTCGTGACCTGCGTTCTCAGCCATGTCCAACCGTTGCTTAGGCCGTTGCCGATACCCTGGCAGATGTTGGAGCCGATATTAGCCCAACCTTGATTTTTGATCGTGTTCTTGATGTTCGCCCATGCGTTTTGCGTATTGGTGCGAACAGAATTCCATGCGTTCACCACGCCGGTTTTGACCGAGTTGTAGCCATTCGTCGTAACGGACTTAATGCCAGACCATGCAGAAGAAAGAGTAGATTTGATCCCAGACCATGCGGAGCTTGCATTGGACTTGACCTGCGACCACGCAGAGGATACGCCGGATTTGACCGCATTGTACCCGGACGAAGCTGCCGACTTGATATTCGACCAAGCGGACGAAATATTGGAGGACACATTCGACCATGCATCTTTCGTCCATGAAATGACGTTGTCCCAAGCGGAGCTTATTGCATCACCTACGGACGAGAGGGCATTTCCGAAGAACTCGGTAATGGACTTCCATCCATTCGTAATGCCGTTCAGCAAGCCCTCAATGATAAATCCGCCCTGCTCCTCCATGACGGTGGAGGGAGAATGGATACCGAACGCTTTACAGAAGCCATCAATGAACGGCTGGAAGATGTTATCGACGATCCATTGTCCAACATTTTTTATGGCATTGAGAATGCCCTTGAATAAGCCCTCAATGATGTTGCCGCCGGATTCTTCGATATAGTCCGCAAAGTACGATTTGGTGCTTTCCCAACCATTGCAGAGCATTTCCCACAGTTTGCTGAACAAGGCAAATACCAGATTGATAGCTGCACCCAGTGCCGCACCAGCTAATTCAAAGGCCAACTCAATTAGTCTAGACCAATCGATACTAGTAAGCATCCCGGCTAGGCTGTCCCATAGATCTGCGGCCAGTTTTGCCCAGTCTATGTTTTCCACAAAACCTACCAATAATTCTAAAGCACCGGTTATAACAGCTCCAGCCATGGTAGCAGCATTCCTAACAAGGCCTGGCCAATCTATACCATTGATGAAGTCGGCAATTTTCTGTCCAAGAGCTTGCCAATCGAAGTTTTCAACTGCAGAAATCATCGTTCTCTGAAATATCTTAAACACATCAGAAACGTCCGTTCCAAGCTGCTTGAAATCGATTGCTTTGATAAAATCGCTGATGGCCTTGGAAAGCCGTCCTGCTTCGCCAGCCCAATCGACACCATCAATACCACCTCGTAGGAACTCGTGGATTGCATTGCCGAATTCTGCACCATCAAGAGTGGTGAAGAAACCCGTCAGCAGCTTCATGATGCCTGTTAAGCCATTGGCAAGCATACCGCTGAGATTTCCCCAGTTCACGCCAGAGATAATCTCATTCAGGCCTGTTGCCAGATTACTGCCCAGCCCCTCCCAGTCAAACTCCTTAAAGAGCGTGTTCATGAACTCAAGGGCACCGTCGAGGTAGTAGGCGAATTTCTTGCCGATACCCGCCCAATCGACGCTATCGACAAGGTTGTTGAGTGCGCTGGCAAGTGTGGAAGCCGCCTGCGACCACTGTCCAGATTTGATCTGCTGAACCACATCCTCTACCCACTTGGGCAAGGTTGCATCTTCAAAGTCATAATCGGAAGATCCGCCACCGCCAGACTCAGACTTGTCCGGCATGGTATTCAGTTCATCAAATCCCGCAAGGTACCGCTGTGCCTTTTCTGCAGCACCGCCGGCACCCTTTACCGCCTTACTGGCAGAGGATCCAGACAAACCGATCAATTTCAGCAGGGCCGTAATGTAGCTGATGGCCTTTGCCACCAGATCAATGACCTTGGTAATAATCGGGCCGATCAGATTACCAAGCTGAGACCAGCAGGCATTCAGCTTGTTCGACAACTCTTGGTTCTGCTCCATGTAGGCGCTGACCGCTCGTTGGAGTATCATATACACCCCTCGGATACCCAGCATGCCCAAGCCCAACCGTTTTACAGCGGAGAGAATACCGCTAAAGGATTTCTTATAGGTCTTGTTTCCGGCAATGAGCCTTTTGGTTGCCGCCAGAGCGTTCTTCAAGCCGTTTACCAGCTTGCCGCCAGCGGTCTTTGCGGCAGTTAGAACCGCCGTGCCGATTTTTCGGAATGCTCCGCTTATGCCGTGTGCTTTTGCCTCTGTTTGGGCCGCTTGTGCCTTCATACGGACGAGTGCGCTTGTTGCAGAATCGATCTGGGCTTTCATGCCATTAACCGCACTGAATTGGGCTGTGGTTGCACTTGTCTTTGCCTCCCTCATCCGCTGGTTCAATGCACTCTGCTTGAGATCCAGTTCACTGAGTTTGGCGGCAAGCTGATCCACGATTCTGATCTGAGAAGCATACTTCTGGTTCAGTGCCTCGATCTGTGCAGCCTCAAGCTGCTTAACATTGGCTCTCTGCTCGTCCGTTGTACTTTGAGCCAACATAGCTTTCGTACTTTTCCGGATTTCAGAGAGTTCCCCTTCGTACGCCTGGAGACCGACACTCGCTTTTGCCATCTTCTCTTCCGTCGAAGCGATGCTCTTTGCAACACCAGCAAGGTCCTTTTCCAAAGCCTTGATCTCGTTGCTCGTCGCAGGGGTGTTGCTGAATTCAGCAAGAGACTGGCGGAGAGATTTGATCTTTGCTTCCAGTTCTGCCGCCCTCGTCTTAAACGAGGTCATGGATTTGGAGCTACCTTCCATTGCAGCCTTGAATGTAGGCTCAAGCCGCTGGACACTCCGTTCGGTACTCTCAATCTGCTTTTGCAGACTGGATGCCTTACCCGCGGTTCCACTTACATTGACAGAGGAACCGCCGGAGTTCTGGAGTTCGGCAATGGTGTTCTCCAACTCGCCGATCTTAGTTTCGAGGTATTCAATCTTACTCTCTGCCTCACTGGTGTCAAAAGCGACCTGAGCCGGTGCAGAGGTCACACTATTCAGTTTGGCATAAAGAGCAGTGATGATGCCCTCAAGCCGCTTTACCTCGGATTCGAGTTCTGTAACTCGTTCATCAGCGACCTGAGCAGATTCCGCAATTTGACTTACGGAGTTTCGGGGTGTGTCGGTTTTTCCCAGACCGTTAAGCTGATCCTGCAGCTCAGCGATCTTCGTCTGCAAGGACTGTACCTCCGCTTTAAGGCTAGATACCGTAGCCTCAAGCTGCTGGACATATCCATCCGTACTGGCAATACCCCGGTTGTTATTACTGAAGGCATCTTTGAGGATTTTACCGAGTTCCTTAACTTCGGTGGAAAGAGACTTGATAGCCGCAAGCAATTCAGAGCTTCCGGCCTTAAACCCTTCCGGGTTGACCTCGGTATCGACGATAATGGAGCCGTCAGCCTGACCAGTCATAGTTTCACCTTCTTTCTGTCATGCCAGAATCGAAGTGACCGGACAGGTCGATCACTTTTTTCCGTCCTTATGCTTACCCGTTCTGGCCTCATAGCCATGAGTATACTTGCTGGTACGGCTACTGATCTTGTTCGTCTCACGTTCAAACTGCTCGCTGATGAAATCACCAACAGCCTCCAGGGCGTTCTCACAGTAGAAACGACCATTCACAGGAGAGAACGGATGCACCTTGCCGAAGAAGGCCTCGGACATATTGCCGCCGAAGATGTAGTCGCATGCCTCATAGAGCCGGCTCTGAGCGAGGTTCATGGCGCTGAACTCAACCTCATTGCTTTCATCCACGGTACCGTCTCTCTCGATATTCACACTCTCCAGAGGCTCGACGATTTTATCAAAATCAGCCATGACCTCGTTGAAGCGACCGATCATGCCGATGTCGGTGGGATTGAAGTAGAACACACCGATTTCATCACCGAACTTGTTGCAGATGGGTACCTTTACACTACCTTCATCAACGATGATGTTCATGCCCTGCTTAATTTCTTCCATGATTATTTCCTCCTAATTATTTTTTAAGATGCCTTCTCGGTGAAGGTCTTGGTCTTGGCGTCGAAGGTACCGGCCACGCGGTTGCCGGCACTGTACACGGTGAAGGGGATCTGCACACCGGAGGTGTCGCCGCCCACGGAATTGGGAACGACATAGACATCCTCGCAGTAGGCCCACACAGAGGTGCCGTCCTCATTCAGCAGAACATCGACCTTGGTGGTCTTGCAGTCGTCGCCAGTCTTGCGCTCGTTGGCGATCTCTGCCAGCTTCTCGTACAGAGGATCGTCGCTGTAGGCGTAGAAGGGATCGACCTCGGACTGCACCTCGTAGCCATTGTGGACAACGCTCTGCTCGCCCAGGATGTTCTTCTTGACCTCCACATCGGGGTTCAGTTCCTCGTTGTACTCCTCCAGGTCCTTGCCCAGACGGACATAGTTCTTGGTTTCCTTGCCGAAGCTGGCGTCAATGAAATGAGCCAGATACTTGCGTTCGATTTTTGACATAGGGTTCTATTCCTCCTATTGTTCAGAAAATCATGGGCCTTGCGGGAGCCTGCTCTTGAGGAGGTTCGGGTGCAGGCAGCGCATTGGGGTCTGCGCCCTGCAAGCTGTGGTATGCGTCGGAGATGCGTCTGGAGAGGTTCAGTTCCCGGTTCGGCGAATACTTGTCCTTCTGACCGATGAAGGAATCAACCGTGCCGCAGGCCACCGCAAAGACTTTCTTGCGTTCTGCAGCATCCTGGTACCGCCAATCAGTATGCCACTGCTTGCGGTCACTGCCGGTGCCCAGCATCTGCCCAATGATCTTGGGGCCGTAAGGCTGACCCTCATGCTGCACCCGGTACTGCTCCAACAGGCGTCCCATCGTGGGATTGTCTGCATACTTCTCGGCCATTGCCTCGAACTCTGACGGGGACAGATCGAAGAGTCTGAGGATCTCCGCATCCTCGGGATGCAGGCGGCCTGTACTGGGAGTGCAATGCTTGTCCACGGCCTTTTCGTATTCTTCCCGGAGCTTGTTGACGGCCTCCTGGTGATCGTCCAGAATCTTCTGGCGCTTGGCCGCCATTGCCTGCCGGTGATTTGCAAGGCCCCTCTCCGTGAGGAATCCGGCACGGACATCCGCCTGCAGATCATTCAGCATACTGGCAGCACCGGCATCGTGAGTACGCAGGGCCTGAATAGTCTTATGGCCCAGGTCCTCTAATTCTTTGAAATAGCGTTTCATGTTAGCCTTTCCTTTCATAAATACATGGTTATTGACTTGATTTGGGAATTGCTACTGTTTAGAAGCACACCCGGATGTCTGCACTGTTATCACCCCCTTAAAATGGATAAAAAAAGGCATGGGAACAGCTGTAAAACTGTTTCCCATGCCTTGATCTGGCTAATCGCTGTAAGCGACGGTACTTATTATTTGGAATATTATAATGCCTTGAATAGGCTTTGTAAAGTTTGGAAACAAGCCCACTCACAGCCAATTAATCGGTGCAATTCTCCTACCATAGTTCACCTTTACCCGTAGAATAATCGTCGGTTCTAACCGCAGTGAGCCGTCATGATTGGCAGTAGGGGCGTTATTCCTGCGCCCTCCAGTCATTCCAGATTTCTTCCACTGACGCACCTTGCTGCAGACGTTCTGCGCAATACCGGAGAAAGGATACAAAATCATCCTGCTTGCCGATGTACTCAGCATATACGTACATATCTTGAATCTTATCAAAACCTTTCATGTTAGCCATATCGATTCCTCCTTGATTTTCTTGCCTTACTCTGTTACAATCAAGGTGGCCGGGGTAAGGCTCCCGGCTCACCTTTTGGTGTGGGGTAGCGGTCGCTTGTGGAAGGGGGACCGCTACTGTGGTTTTCAGCTCCTTGTTCGTGTCACCGGGCAAGGAGTTTTTTCCTGTTTCTGCTGAATAGAGTTTGTTTCGCACAGGGGGCAGCCATCCCATTTGAGTTGTTTCGTTGTGTGTGCACTTACCGTCGGGCCGCAATGCTCATTCAAGCCGTATGCCATTTGAATTGTTTCGCCCACGAACAAAAAAGAGTTCGCTTATCACTCTCATTCCGGATGTCTCCGGGTGCAATTGTTTGTTTCGCAGAGGGTGCAGCAGGTGCACTCTCTGCAACATCATTTAGGAATCTTCTCACGACGCTTTGCCGGTCCTCCGGTGGCTATGTAGATGTGCCGATACGGTGGATGCTTCTGGCTCCGCTTAACAGTCGCTGTGGGATGTTCTTTTTTGATAAACGTCTCCACACTTTGAGCCTGCTGGGTCTCTTCCGCAAGATGGGCAATAGTGATCTTCACTGTAACTCCTCCTCAGACACCAGCATCAACGACTCTGCTGTAAAAGTAGGTATCCACTTCTCGATCTGGAATACCGAGTAGATCACATGCCAGCATGATTTCGGTCAGCTTCCAATAAGATCGATTGCTGAGCTTCTCTGCTACTGTGCGCGCCGATAGACCCATGTCTACAGCAAACGCCGGAACGCTCCCGTACAACTCTACAATCAGCCGACGCAGCCGAGAAAAATCGTAACGTAATGTTCCGCCACCAGTTTCCTTTCTGCCTTTAATAAAGCCATCAACATAACCGTCGTGGTACGATGCCTGGACCATCTCCAGGGTATCAAACCCAACCGCCTGCATGATCTGATGTGTCTCCTCCAGAGACCGCTTCTCCGTAAAAATAATCTTCACGAGCACCGATGATACACCTCCCGGCAGTTGACGAATGCAGATCCATCTGCTACAATATTTGCGGAAATGGCCTTCTTTACCTTTCCATTCTTGCCGTCCGCTGTGTTGGTAGCACAGGGGACGGCGTCTTTTTTGCAATCACAAACCTCGCCATAATCGAGATGTGCGCCGCACGCGGGACACTCTTTATACTTCATGGGGATCCTCCTTGTTCTGCTGCATCGGTGGCACTCTTTGCTGCCAACCATGCTTCATATTTTTCTGCAACGCCTGGTTGCTTCATATATTCGGCCACGGCATCCACGATCGGAGCCAACAGGAATGGCCGAATGCACTGGGGAATACTTGCTGTGTCTACTGTTACTTGTGTTGTGCTATACCCGTTTGGAGATTTCATATCATGTTCCTTTCGACTTTCTTTTTTGTAATCAGTCGAATCTTCCCACTAAAAAAGTGATTGATCCGGTAATTACAGTTTTTGAAATCACTTTCAAAATACTCGTCGATTATATCAGGATATTCCAACGGGTCAATAACATTGATGCCCCCAGTGTAGGCTGTAAGATACGGCATAGCATCAAGGAATGTTTATGGTAAATTAGAAATACAGTAAAAGGGCTCGAAAAGTGCATAACCTGACCGGCGTAAAAAAAGCCATTGTCAGCACCTAACATAATCGCTACCATAGTGGTGTCCAATCACTTAAGGAGG